CCCATTCATATTTTTTTAAAAAAAGTATTTGACACCTACGAAAATCAATGTAAAATAGACATATAGGTCTATATTGTGGTTATTCTCCAGCTGGTATACTACTAGTAACTACTTGTATTGGAACTAGTATAACACTTATAACTAACTAATATAACACTTATATAGTAACTAGTAGTAGTCTAATAATAGATTAATAATAGTATCTATTGGTATTGGTTATATCTTTATCCAATTATCCCCTATTGTCTTCCTACCTACAGCGTGTTCCATAAACTTGTCTAACTCAGCTTGTAGTCTTCTATCTTTGAAATCTTCTACTTGTCTTGTACTGTCTACCGACAGTTGCTCAATCCAGTAGGCTACCCCAATAGCTAAGGCATCTAGTCTATCGTCATTACGTAGACAACCACGATCTTTAGTGATTCTAGTTAATTGGTAGAACAGTTGGTAGTGTGGGTCGTTTGTATCAAAGTCAGCACGTATAATCTGTGGGCTAACAATTAGTCGGTGTTGGTTAAGTAATGGTTCTAAGGTATCTATTATTCTTAGTTCCTTTTGTTTAGAGTGACTAACTTCCTCTATAGTAACTGGGTGGTATTTATTAATTACTGGTTTTAGTAATTGAGTAAACATACCATCTCCAAAGTTACTCTCAACAATAACCATATTAACTTCAGCATCTCTAGCCATCTTAGCTAAAGTTATTAAGTTGGCTTCACTATAACCACCTTGTAATCCTTTACAGGTGTGTAAGTATAGGTTTCCGTTTAATTGTTTTATAATGGCAACACCTAATTCATCACTACCTCTACCACTAGGGTCAATAGCCATTACCGAACCTTTATAAGCATCAAACTCTGTAGATACAAACATAGGTTTATGATACTTGTCCCCTGTAAATCCGACACTAGGTAAATCATCACAAACATATTCTTGTGTCCCAGCCCAAGCTAATTGTACTGGGGCTACCTTATTGTCTATATCCATAACTATTAAATCAGACAATTTAAGTGGGAATCTTTCTTTGTCGGACAATGTAGTGTCCAACATAAACTGTAAAGCAAACCCAGAACGACCATAAGAGGCTTCTCTTTCCTTTAGGTCTATATCAGTAAATCTTTTAGGGTCTATGGGCTCACCACCAGCTAGATTACTATTAACAACAAACGGAGCTAACCGATTACCATATTTAATAATTCTACTAGTTTCAGGCATACGGGCAGTCCATATACGAACTTCATATCCACGAGTTGGTAACTCGTTATACAAACTCATATCTGACTGAGGTGTACCTAAAAATACAATCTTACCGTTAGGAGATAATACGGCTTCAAATTCTTTTACGCTGTCTGATAATTTATCTCTCATTGTTTGTGTCAATGAGTTGTTTAAACTTTCGCAGTCGTCAGAGATAATGAAATCAGCTCTAGAACCAGTTATCTGACCTGTGATGCCGACAGATTTAACTGAGGGTGCGTGTGATGCTTTAGCCAAAGCTACATCAAAGGAGACATTACTACCCCTTTGGTCAGCTTTGGGTGTAAGGTGTTTTAATATGTCCATCTCACTAATTAATCTTTTAGTGAATGTACTAAAGTCATCTGCTCTGTTTTTAGAAGCAGATACCACCAAGAATTTTAGATTAGGGTTACGCAATAAGTTCCAACAAACAAAGGCACTACAAATCCAAGACTTACCAGCACCTCGAAATGCTTGTATAACACTTCTACGAGGAGCTTTTTGTAAGAAATCAGCTATATCGTATTGGACTGGAGTAGGCTCAATATTTAGGTGTTTCCATACTAAAAATAGGAAATTCCTAAAATCACGTGTAATATCACTCATAGATAGCCTTTATTTCCGATTTAAACGCACGTATATGCGTTATTTAATTGTATTCCTTGTCCTGTACTATATCTTCTAAATCTTCCATTTTAAAGGGCAATTCCTCGGCTAATTTGCCTATTGAATTTCCTTGCTTTGGAATACAGTCTATATTGTTATCTTTTAAGAATTGACGGGCTACGTTTAGGTCAGCACTTTTAACTTCTGGGTCTCTGATTTTATCTAGTAGAGTTTTAGCTAACAACTCGTGTAAATCTTCTAGTGTTTTAATTTTTTCTGACATAATTATTTTTTAACGTTTTTAATTGTACCTTTATTGTATGATGCGTAAAATACTGAACGACCACGTTTAGTGCCATACTGTTTTTGCATAGCTTTTAAAACTTTACGTCCTTTAGTATTTAATGGCATTTACATTCCTTTAGTAGTAAACAACCATAAGCAGTTTTATATATACACATTTATTTTATTATCCAATGTTTTGGTATAACAACTATTTCCCCGAACTCAATACTTCCATCTTCGTCTAAAGAGTACGTAGAAAATGTTTTAATATAATCTTTTGTCTCCTCAAATATCCAACCACTAGTTACACAAGTAGCTGGTTTTAATTCTTTCATTTCTTCTTTGTTTGACCAACCAGTTTTAGATTTAGCATCTAACCAGTATAATTCTCCTTTGATTTTTTTATAAGGAAAATTGTTAGTCATAAAATTATCTTTTTTTAAATTTGTTACTTTTAATTATTACTTTTTTAAATCTTACTATTCTTTTTTTTTGTTCTTGTTTCCATAACAGTTTAGTTAAATAGTTATTTAATTTATTTATTATAATTGTAAACATATCATTATTTCTTATTAAAGATGTCAAGAGTTGGTTTAAGCCCGTATATTGCTCCGAATATACCTACTACTAGCCATTTATAAAACTCAGGAAACTTATTAAAATAATCGAAGAATAAATCTAATTTTTGTTGTATTAAAGGGTCTCCAGAAAATAAAGACCAAGCCAATAAAACTATAGGTAGGCACACAATAATCAAGACTACCTCGTCTTTCCAACCTTTTTGTTGGTCTTCATATACATCTCGTTTATATTCTATTTCTCCACGAGCCATACGTTCAAAATATCTTCGTTCTGCTTCTGATTCTAATAATTCAGATTGTTTATGGTTTTTATAAATCTCAGCACCAGTTTTAATAACTGTTGGTATTACACTCCACCACATATATATTTATCCTATTATTAACGTTTGTATTGAACTCTAAATTTTCCTCTATTTAATTTTCTAGAAGTTACTCTTAGATTATCGGGCGAATTATTTTGTGGGTTACTATCTTTGTGGTCTACATCTTTACCATCTCCTTTAGCAACAACTCCACGTGCCATTAAATTTCGTCTAGCTCTATTTCTAGATGCTCTATCTAGTTTAGCCTCTGATGACGACTGATATTTTTGATACTCTAATCTGTAATTTCTACGAGCCATTTTTATTTGTTAAACGTCTTTTTTTAGTTTTCATATTAATTTTAATAGTCGGCTGTGTCTAAACAAGTAACAACCGACTACTTAATATTTAACTAGTCTTCGTCGTCGTCTCCGAAATCCACATCATCATCTTCAAAATCTGTGTCTTCGAAATCGTCTTGTTGATCGTCTACTTTGTCTTTTAACTCTGCCAATTTATCTTCAATTTCTTCAATCAAATCTATAACTGACACTTCTTTTTTCTTTTTTGCCATAGTAGTCGCCTTTTAGTTATTGTTTGTTTATTTACTTTTTGTTATTTTGAAAAAACACTTCTACTGACTTTGACCAGTCTTTAAAAGCGTCCGCCCAAAATTTCTGAATTTGTCCAACATAACTTTCAGTCGCTTTTTTAGCGTCTTCGTATGAAGGTATTTCAAATTTAGGTGTGAACATAGTTGTTTCCTTTTTTGGTTGTTTATTTAAAAATTGTATTTCTTCAAATGTATATGGTATCATATTTATTTTTTAGGAAATCCAGCTTTCATATTTGCATATGCTTTAGCTGATATTGTTGATTTAGACTTAGGTCTAGATATTCCTAGTTTTTTTCTACGGTTAATATTAGCGTAAAGTCCTTGTCTTCCTTTCATATATTTTATACCTTTATTAAATTAAGATTTTTTATGTCTATTAGCAAAATTTCTAGCAGCTTCTTTAGACGCAAAGCCCCAAGCACGAAGTGCTAATTTTAAACGAGTAGGTCTTCCTTTTTCATCTTGTAAAGAACCTTTCATTCCAGCAAAACGAGCTGCAAAAGAAACTCTACGAGGGTTAACCCCAGACTTAACTGGTGCTTTTAAATTAGAGCCTTCTTTTCTATTAAAGTATGCTCGACCTTTAGCATTTAAACCACCGCTAGGGTTTTGATATACTTTTTTTACCATATTTTACTTGTGTTTTTGTTGTTTAAAAGACTTATGGTCTTTTTGAATTAGTAAAGTAATCCTATTCCATGTACTTGAGTTTCTTTAACTCCAGCACTTTGATTGGCAAAAGATATTTTGTATTTACAAGATGTTCCAGAAGTAACTGTTACATTATTAGCAACTGCAATATTAATTCCTGTAGAGAATGTTCCTCTTGGAGTTAATGTAACTGTTGTAAAATCTGTTCCATTATTTGCAGATACTTGAGCAACCAAATCTGTATTTAATGTAGCCGTACCTGCGTTGTTTTTATAAAGAACAACAATCCCCATTTTAGATACTGTTGCTGGAGCTGTCTTAGATACTGATGTAAAGTTTCCTGTGGCACTAGCTACTAAACTATATGTATATCCTTGAAACTCTGCTTCGGAAAATCCACCATTCCAGTTTGCATTATTGTACGCAGTTATTGGTGCAATTCTTGCATATTTTAATACAGTACCACCTACTTGGTCTGTATGTTGTCCCCAAGCATTAGAATTACCCCAAGTTATATTAGAATTTGCTGTACTTGAACCTGAAGCATTTTCAGAACCATTTACATTCCAATAGTTAAAATTAGTTCCATCTAAACTATAAGTCCATTTACAAGTAGCTATTCTTCCATTTGTATTCCAAGAATATAATCTAATGTTGCGTAAAAAAATTGTATTATTAAATTCAAATTGAACATAATTAGTTGGAGAAAGAGTGCTTTGTGAAGCTCCAAGAGATGCCATATCCATATATGTTCCTGAAGTTCCTGCTTGTGGATTTAATACTCCGTCCCATAATTGAGATTGACCACCAATGTTTCCACCGCCACCACCTACAGTAACAGTAACATCACTGTCATAAAAATTTATTAAAGATGCACCTATATTTTCAGTTATAGTACCAACATACTCACTAGCATTTCTATTAGTAGACGTATGAACATCAATTCCTGTAGCATCTTCAAATTGCTCTATAAAAGAATTAGATAAAGAGTATGCACTTTTGTTTGCATCAGTTGCTTGTTGTAAAGCAAGAACCATTAAGTCTTGTTGTATCTTACTGTCATCAAAAGTCGTTGCGTGTTGAGATACACTTGATTGACTTATTCTAGCATCAGCAAAAGTTCCTGAAGTAATTTTACTTGCAGGTAAATCAGCTACTCTAGCATTTGCTAATTCGCCTGTAGT